GAACACCACTTAGAGGTAATTTTGCAGGTGTAGGTGGAATATATGATGAAGAAAACGATGTCTTTTATGGTCAATCACCATTTCCTAGTTGGATTTTAGATACTAATACTTGGTTATGGGAGCCACCAATAGAAAGACCTGATGATACACAAGATTATATTTGGAATGAAGAGGCATATCAATCTGATAATACAACAGGTTGGGAACTTAGAGAATAATGGAAGTATTTATAACATTTCTAGCAGGTTTTTCACTAGGTTGGGGTAGTGCTTGGATTGCTAGAACCTTACCCTTTTTAAATGACACAGATCACGAAAGTTTAGAATATAATAATGTTGGTGGGAAAACGCTTGTGGATTACATAGATCCCAAGTTTGATCCAGAAAACTATTTAAGAAAAGGTAAATAATTATGGCTGATAGACAACAATTACTTAGAGTAAAAATGACTGGATCTGATTCATCAGGTCTAGCAGAATTTCAAGATGGTCATGTTGATGGCGGTCCATTAGTACCTGCGTACACAGAATCACAAAGAGACGCAATTACATCTGCAACAGAAGGTATGGTTATATACAATACTGACGATGATCGACTAGAAGTAAGAACTTCAAGCGCTTGGTTGCAATTAGATATTGGTGATGTGACAGGTGTTACAACAAGTGCCACTTCAGGAATATCTGGTGGTGCAACAAGTGGGGCAGTATCGATCTTAATAGACGCAACAAGACTTACAGATGGAACATCAATAGATGTAGACGAAGATAATGATCTAGTCATGCTATATGATAATTCATCTACATCAATGGTAAAAGTAAATCCAGTACAACTATTCACAAATGAAGCGTTGCTCTGGATGGGATTATAGGAGAATAAATGGCAGTATATAACGCAGCTGAGTTAGCCGAAGTAACTGCACTTGGAACATCTGAAGCACAAGTATTCAGTAATTCTAACAAGTGTATTATTAAGCAAATTATGTTGGCTAACTATACAGCAACAGACAGAACAGTAGAAATCAAAGTTATTCCTACAGGGGATACAACTGGTGACCAACATATCATTTTTGGTGATATAACTGTTCAAGCAAATACAACTACAACTATTGATTTAGCTATGGTTATACCTGCAAGTGCTTCTGTTGCTGCATTATGTTCAGCAGCAACTTCAGTCAATATACATGTTTCTGGTGTAGAGGTAAGCTAATGCCTGAAATACAAGTACCTGAGCCAATCTTTTTGGATAGATTAGGTGGCGATGAGATATATGGTTATGGGCAAGATGGTGATGTTACCCTTGCTGCAAATACGACATTGGCTCGTGATATGTATTACAACGATTTATCGATAAACGCCAATGTCACATTAGATACTAATGGGTATCGTGTTTTTGTAAGAGGTACATTGACATTTACAGACAGCACATCTCGTATAGGTAGATTTTCAAATAAATCAAACACTGGAACTCTTAAAGGTGGTTTTGATAAAGGTGTGGATGCAACAGACACTTTAGGTGGTAGATCTTCAGAGCAAACAGATGGAGAACACTCTGGCAATACTTTCTTTGATGGTGAAAACGATTTCTTTAACTTATCAGTAGCATTAGCTGGTCAAAAGTTTGATCAATCTACTGAAACTTTTAAATTTTTAGGTGGTGGATCAGGCGCATCTGATGGTGCAGTAACAGGAAACGCTACTGGTGGCGCTGACGGAGGTGACACTGACTGGTCTGATTATCAAACTGTAGGTGCAGATGGTGGAAAAGGTGCAGATGGTAACTCAGCAACAGCAGGTACAGGTGCAGTAGGTGGTGGAGTAGTTTTAGTCGTAGCTAAATCTGTTACAGGAAGTGGAACAGTAAGAGCTGACGCAGATGATACTGTTGCTTCTCAACAAGGTGCAGATGGCGCACCAGCTCCAGACGCACAAACACCAGGAAATAACTATTCTTATCCTGGTAATACTAATCCAACAAACTATGGTGCAAACTATGGTGCAAACTATGGATCAAACTCTGGTGCAAACTATGGATCTAATCCAACAAACTCTGGATCAAACTCTACAAACTATGGATCTAATCCAACAAATTATGGCTCTCATACACATTATCACTGGCACCCAAGTCCACCCATAAATAACTATGCAACAGGTTATTATCATTACCACTATGCACATACGCATAGTTATCCTGGTAGTAACTATTCATATCCTGGTAATAACTATTCGTATCCAGGAAATAACTATTCATATGGTTATAGCTATGGGTATTCATACGGATACTCTTATGGCTATTCATATGGTGGTAACAATAATCCGACAAACAACGATACCAACCCAACAAACTATCATCCTGGTGGTGCTGGAGGCTCTGGTGGTACAGCTTCTCAATCTTATAACGCTGGTGGTGGTGCTTTAGTATTTGTAACAGGAACAAAACCTTTGCCAACAGGTTTAACATTGGCAGCTGCGGCTGGAACAGGTGGATCTGGTTCTGCTACAGCAGGAACAGTTGTTACTGTGTTCAATATTGCAGCGACAGATACAGATCCAAGTAGTTAGGAGTAATTATGTCAATTATAGAAATAGGTCAAGTACCAAGCGATTTTGAAACTTTCGATGTGATCCCTGATAGCATTTATGGATCAGGTATGGACGGAAATGTTACTATCTCATCTAATACAACTCTGACTAGAGATATGCACTATAACAATTTAACAATAGATCCAGGTATTGTGTTAGATACAGCAGGATATAGAGTTTTCGTAAGGAATAGTTTAGGAATGGCACCAACATCAACTAATCAATCTGATACAAAAATTGGAAGAGTCGGTGGAGTTTCGACATCAGGAACTCTTAGAGGTGGTGCAGTCGCAGCGGTAACAAACTCTCTTGGTGGTAATGGAAATGGATATACAGCTACAGCACCTACTGTTGGAGCAGAGTATTTTAACCACCCAGATATTGCTATAGAGGGCGTAATAGTTCATGGTGGTCAAACAACACCAGCAGCTCTACAAGGTGGTGCAGGCGATAATGTCAATCATGGTGGTGGCATTGTAGTACTTTGTGCAAGAAAATTACAGGGCTATGGAACAATAGAAGCTAGTGGTGAGACAACAACTGGTGGTGGTGTTATATTTATTATTTCTCAAGATCTACCACTAACAGGTATTGTTACGGATGTAACTGGTTATGCAAGTGGTACTGTAAAAACATTTAAGGTATAACAATGTCTACTGTTCGCATTTATTACAGTAGAGAAGATCAAGATTATGATAATTATAATCTTTGGTACATGCCTGGTCGACACATGGGAAACCCTGATTTACTAGATCCTGATCATACTTATCAAAATCTATACAATGAAGCACCCAGAATAAAGAAAGACTTTACTGTTTCTGGTAATTATGGATATGTAGATGTCGATCTAAATGGTGCAAACAATTGTGATTTCTACATTAGGCGTAAAGACTTTTTATATGACTTAGACGAAAATGTAACATATGATCCTGAGTCAATATTTTGGATGACTGGATTTATATACTCTATACAAGAAAATTTATATGACGATGTTTATGTGAAAGAAAACAAACCATACCTATATAAAGATAGTTTTTTTCAAGCAATATCACCAATGGCAATAACTTTAAGTGGTGATGATAGTTATACAGATACAGATGATATTTTACACGAAGATGGTAGAGAACATGGAGAAGAGGGCGAAGGTTGGTGGTGGACACATTACAAAATATTCAATACACACGAAAATTCTACTACAATAGAAATACCACAAAGTGTTCTTAATCAAATATTAGAGAACGAAAATATGGACACAATCATGACCATACTTATGTTAAACTTGTGTGGTAAGACTTACACTATAGGAGAAGATATGCAATTATCAATTGACGCAGATGCTTTAACAGCTGAAAAAGCTGACGCATTACAAATGGTTGACAAAGCTATTGCTAACTGTCTTTATAAAGTAGGCGAAGTTCCAGCAGATTTTGATGAAGATGCTTTCATCGCTGACTTTGATACTTATAAAGCTGGTAAAAGCGAAGTTTTAGCAAACACAGTAGATTACTTAAAAGAGTTGCTAGAAACAAGACCAAATCTAGTCTAAATCATTTTGGGGAGGTAAAATGAGAGAGGTATTCTTTATACCTGAAGGTCACGATATAAACGATTATAAAGATCAGTGGCAAGGTAAATTTCAAGAAATACATACAGGTCTATCTACTAATAATAAAAAATATGTTTTAACTCCTGATAAAGCACATCCATTTAGGATACCTGAATTTCAAGTAACACATACACCAGAAAATTGTTCTGATACAGACTATCTAATTTACAGACTTGTAGATGACTATGGTGAGTTTGAAGATGATCCAAGCTACACAATGGAAGTATGGAGTAGGGATTATGATAACCCTAAAGCTGAAAAGAAAAAGGTAGACACACACATATTAGGTTACAATAAGAAATTTCAATTATATGAAAGCGAGCATGTTAGATTAAATACAGGGTGGTATTTACTTATATTTATGAAAAATAATGAAATGTTTGATGTCAAAGAACTTGCTGTTTTTGAAAATCAAGAGGAAGAGTAATGGTTCTAAGTAAATTATGGAAAGAAGTAGAACCTAAAAAAATAGTTGAAGGTGTCATAGCTTACGAGAATTGTATAGAAGTACCTGAAGGTGTTGTCGACACAATGAATGCAGAAGTTGATCTGTGGAAACAAAAAGTCATTGACAATAATGAATACGACAGAGGTGGTAATTATCAAACAGTCAAAAATGAAAATGGCCCTATAAGATTTGATCCTGAAATAGAGTTTAAAGAAAAAGCAAGTAAAGAATACTTTTGGCAAGTGCAAAGAAACACTTTAGATAAAATAAATAATTATAAAGAAATATACCCAATGGTAAAAGATGAAATACATTGGATGGAACAATATCAGTACATTACTTATAAACCACCTAAGTATATGAATTATCATGGCGATAATAGATCAACCAGAAATCCTGCAACAGGAAGGTTCTGGAACGCACCATTTTTAAGAAGAATTACAGCTTTAACTTATTTAACTGACAAACATCAAGGTGGCGCTTTAGATTTTGAGTACTTTGAACACGATCCTTACAAACCACCAGCAGGTAGTTTAGTGATTATGCCGAGTGCTTTTGTTTACTCACATGCAACAACTCCTTTATTAAATGGTAGAAAGTCAGCTTTTCTTGTAGCCTGTTCTAGTGGTTTTGATTTAGATTCATTTTTAGATGGCGTACCACCTGAAGAACTAACAAGGAGACAAATTATATGAAACTAACAATGGGTTGTGTAGAGGTTTATGAAGACTTTTTGTCGGAAAATCAAGCACAAAAGATTATAGATGCTATTGAGGAAATTGATCAAGATAAAGACTTTAAACTTGGTTTTGAGAGTGCTGGTATTGGTAAAGGTCATAAAGGTGGAAGCATAAGAACTAATCAATTGTTTCCTATAAGCAAATATGCAAATGAACCAGGCGAAGCAAGGATCATAAGGGAAGCTGTTAAAAATAATAAAGAAGAGTACATAAAAAATCTTAAAAATATTAATGAACTGCTTTCTAATAAATTGTTAGAGTATGTCAACAATTACTGCGAAAAGTATGAAATAAGTATACATTTTGATGAGGGGTATACCTTGTTAAGGTATCAAGGTGGTCAAGAGTATAAAGCTCACTGTGACTATGCACCACATAATCCTCGTCATCTATCAGCTTTAATACTTTTAAATCCTAGTGATTACGAAGGTGGTGGAACATACTTCACACACTTTGATGAAATGGTTAAACCAGATAAACCAGCTTTAGTATTGTTTCCAAGTAATTGGGCTTACTCACATAAAGCTATGCCAGTCATAAAGGGTAGTAAGTATGCAATTGTTACATGGTTAGGACACACTATTGATTTTGATGGGTTGCCGCCAATGTATTTACCACAAAATGTAAAAATAGATTTAATGTAGTAAGATGTAGCTATGACACAATCACAAACATTTAGAAATGGTATCACTATAAATATAGATGAAAATGATAAATCTGAGTATGGTAAAGTGAGTGATCTAGATCACATTAATCCGTCATTAGAGTTTTACTTAGTAGATAATGCAAGCGATTTTACAGATGCCTGTATTGTAGGTGCTGGATGTGGTGTAGCTACAGGAATATTAGAGTCTGCTGGCGTAAGCACTACAAACATTGAACCTAATGCTGATCGTTTTGCAATACTAGATCAAAACTTTTCTGACGAAACAAATATAGAAAAATCCTGCTCTGACGCAAACGGCACAGGTACTATGTATTTTTTCGATGATAATAAATCTGGTGGCATTTTAGATATGGTATTTGGTGACAGCTCACAAGAAACAGATATCATAACTGTTGACAGCTTAATTTTAGCAAATTGTGATCTTCTAGTCGTAAGTGCTAATGGTAAAGAAGTAGATGTCTTAAAAGGCGCTGAAACACTAATAGGTGATAATTCTGGTATAAAAGTTGTTATTGAATGGAAACCTGATCAAATTAGTAACATTAACACTGCAATACAGTATCTAAGAGATAATTTTACATCTATAAAGATAATCCACTGGGAAACTGGTGACACAATATCATTTAATACTGTTGATGTTGACGAGAATGAAGAAAACTTAAGAGCTGTGATGACAGCAACACTACTGTTGGAATGAAAGGTAAGTGATGGGGAAAAAGTACAACAGATTTTTAGAAACTAAACAACACAAAGTAGAATTTGATACTATAAAATTTTTAACGCAAAAATCAGAATATATAGATCTTGCACCACCTAGACCAGCTAAAGAATTTATACCTTCTTGGTATAAGAACTTAAAGCGTGAGTGGTCTGAGATGAGAGATGGAAATCATGGTGAAGGTCATGACGAAAGTTGGAATACTGTACCTTACAAAGATAATAGTTTAAAAAAATGTCCTACAGTAAAAGATATTATGCACGAGGGCTACATCATACCACTTTGGTTAGATCTTAAAATATCACATGATAGAGATTCTGGTTTGAATTGGTATAACAAGCACGCATTTGAAAATACAATATCATTTCACGATGCAAGATCTATAGGTAAAATGCCGCTACACGATCACAGCTTTCATACAGCATTAAAGTTTGAAAATCCCTGGGATATAATTACTCCACCTGGTTGGTCAATAATGGTTATGGATCCGTGGTATCACAGAAATATAGACATAGAAATATTTCCTAGTATTGTTGAAACAGACTCTTATCATCAAATGAATATTCCATTTTTATATCATGGTCAGGGTGAAAGAACATTTAGACAGGGTATGCCACTAATACAAATAATCCCATTCAAAAGAGAAACTTTAAACAAATTAGAAGTCGCAGAAATGGATGATCAAGACAAAGAGTATTATGATAAAAGTAGGGCTGCCGAAAGAACTAGGCAAAATGGATGGTATCGTTGGCTCACACAAAAGAATAAAAAACAATGGACTAAGGAAGGAATATTAGATGAGTAAGTGTCCAATAAAAATACCTGACATCGGATCTTTATGGAGTCAGCCAATAAGAGAAACTAACAGAAACTTACCAAGAGTAGCTTTCACTATACCAAAACCATTAGCAAATACAGTAGGTAAGGAACACGAAGAAGAAAGCAGTATACCTATTATTAATTATGGTGCGCCTAGAAAGTTTGTAAAAGCACCAAATGGCTGTGTCTCAACACAGTTTTTAAGAAATAGATTGTATGAAATGTATTTTCCCTACAGTCATGTAAAAGTATCTTTAACACAAAATCAATTTGCTGATGAAGTAGATCGCTTTGGTGGTTACTCCATGCAAGCTAATTATCATGGTGCAGTAAAACATCATGGACCTTTTAGAGATATCATTATGGAAGAAAAGGAAGCATGGGCTAACCCAGAGCAACCTGTTATGCAAATAACTATGCCTTTTATGTTTTTCACAGATGATCCAGAAGTATGGCTAGATATTGTACCTAGTGATAGAAACTCAGGAAAGAATTTACCTATATCTCTGATTGGTGGGTTTATGCCTATATATTCTTGGTCTAGGGGTTTATCTTGGGCATTTGAGTGGACTGATCCAAAACAAGATACACTAGAGTTAAATCATGACACTGTAATGTTTAATATACTTTTCTCTAAGCCTGTAAAAGTAGAATGGGTTGACTGGAATGAAACATTTAGTGAAAGATGGAATATGATCGTTGGATCAGCAGTAAATAGAAGAGAAACTAATACTTTATATCCTGACGCTTTAGCTAGAAGACCTAAGAAATTACTGCCGAGGAAAAAATGGCTAAAGAAGTAAAACTCGTTAAAGATCTATTAAATCATCAATCATTTAATCATTTAAAATCTTATTTACACAACAATTATAAGAACTTTGAATATTTTGAAGGATTTGGTAGGTTTGAAGAATCCAGTGAACAAAATGCAAGCATAAAAAATTATGCAGATGAACTACTAGATAAAGCTAAAGAAATATTTGGATCTGACACTTTAAAATTTACTTATGGTCTTATTGTCCACTATGAAGGTGAAGACGCTAAATTACATAAACATAAAGACACAAACGCATGTACTTATACTCTTGATGTGTGTTTGTACCAAAATGTACAATGGCCTTTAATAGTAGAAGATGAAGAATACAATTTAGATGAAAATGAAGCACTAGCTTTTTATGGGGAAGAACAAGATCACTGGCGAAAAGAATTTCCAGATCCAAGTTGGAATAGAGTAGGTATGTTATTTCTACATTTTGCAGAACCAGATCATTGGTTTTTTAAGAAAAAGTTATGAAATGGGTTAAAACTAAAACAATGCGATTTGCTACAATTGACGAGCCGTTAGTAGAGATAGCACCACCAGTTCCAGCAAGTCAAATGATACCTGAATGGTTTCAAAAGTTAAATTTAGATCTAGCAGTGCTACATGCACAACCTTTTCCAAAGATGGGTGATATGCTTAAAGATTACAATTCGCATACAGTTAAAAAATGTCCTGCTGTAATTGATTATTTTACACAAGGATACATAATCCCAATGTGGTATGACTTATTGGTACAAAGACATGGTAATAGTTTTCACTTTGAATCTAATTCTATAAATACAAACAGCAGTCATATAGAGTTTCATGACTTTGAACAACTTCCTACTTATCCTTTTGATGAAAAAGATTATAAACGAGCTGTTAAATTTACAAGTCCTTGGTTCTTTTTTACACCACCAGGTTGGAGTACACTATTTATTCCACCACTACTACACAAAAATGATAACTTTACTGTATTACCAGGTATTGTTGAAACTGATAGTTTTCATCAAGTTAACTTTCCAAGTATATGGCACTCAGAAGGTGATATTCTTTTAAAAAGAGGAATGCCTTTCTTACATGCAATTCCTTTTAAAAGAGAAAAAATAGGGTTAGATGTTACAACTTTTAGTGAAGACGATCATAAGACTATTAATAACGAGAGCTTTAGGCTTAGATCTAAATTTACTGGTGGCTATAGGGATATAACTAGAAGAAATAAAAAATAAGTTATCATATAACTATGAAAGTATGGATTGATCAAGATCTCTGTACTGGTGATGGACTTTGTGCAGAAATAGCTCCAGATGTGTTTGTTATGCAAAACGATGGTTTAGCGTATGTACAAGAAATTGTCGGTAATTTTGGAGAACTACAAATATTTAGCTTAATACATAGTAATCCACAGGGTGAAGAGGGTTTAGCAAGAGTTCCTGTAGGTCAGGAAGATCTTGTCCGTGAAGCAGCTGAGGAATGCCCAGGCGAGTGCATTTTTATAGTAGAATAACAATATGGTAAATAACTATAATTTAGAGTGGGAACTGCTTAAAAAAAGCCAAGTTACCAATAGATCACCTAAATCGATAATGGGTGACGATCAAATAGTGCCAAATCATTACCAAATCACTGAACACAAACAGGAAAATAAAGACTCTTAAAACTTCAATCTGAGACATTTTATGTATATAATGATGTTGTAATTACTGATACTATTAGTGAAAGGATTGTGATGGCAGGAGAACAATTAACCCCAGAACAAATTGCTGAATTAGTTAATAATTTGCAAGCTGAAAACAAAACATTTAGGCAAATGTTGGCAGATACAGCCGAAAAAATAGCTAATCTTGAATTAAGAAACTCTGAACTTAAAGTTCGGAGTACTAATTTGCAGCAAGTTTTAGCACAAGTTTCTGGTGAAAATGTACCAGACGCAACAAATAACGAAGAAGAATAATGACTTCGCTAGAGGAATTTGCAGATAAATCAAAAGAAAAATCTGGACCTATTCCGTGGCGTGAACAATCTGAAGCTAACAGGGCTGCATGGATTGAAGCCTGTGAGGGTATCAAGAGTGGAATATCAGCAAGAAAAGCTGCTATCTGGCTTGTAGAAGATCAGAATTGTCCTCTTATGGTAGATACTATAAGAACACAACTTAGGAATACAATGGATCGCTATGTCAAGTCTTGAAGATTACAACAAGAATACCAGTGATTTTAATAATGCAAAAAGAAAAAATAACGAAAATTTAAAAGGTTATGATCCTGGTTATAAGTTAAAAGGTAATGAAGGTGAAATAACTTCTAAACCACAAAAAGATGGAAACATCACTGACTTCTCTCATGTATTAAAGGAACTAGAACTAGATCCTAAACTATATGATGTAATAGAGCCAGTTGAGGTTAGAAGTTGGGACTCTATGGTCGATGGTGGGACACGACTTTTTTACTATAAAGCAAAAATAGTATCTAAAAAACCAAGAAATCCTAATGATCCAGATTATGACAAACTATTAGCTGAAGTTAAAAAAGCTAAAAAGCCTAAACTTCCTAAAGTTGATAAAAATGATAGTGTAGTCATTGCTTGGTCTGACTGGCAATTGGGAAAACCTGATGGGGACGGAACTGCTGCAATTGTAGATCGCCTTAATCAGATGATCCCAGATTTTAAAGATTATATTTTAAAACTAAGAAAAAATGGTAGGAAGCTAAAAAACTTACACATTATTGCTTTAGGTGATATTATTGAAAATTGTAGTGGCCATTACGACACACAAACCTTCGGAGTTCAGTTAAATCTGCGTGATCAGGTTAAGGTAGCTCGTAGAATTATGGTTAAAGCTGTGACTGAGTGGGCTCCATTATTTGACAATGTCGTAATCTCAGCAATCTCTGGAAATGAATTATCTGCGACTGTTGAAGTATCAGGTAAAATTGTTGGCATGGTTCATGGACACCAATTTAGATCTGGAGTTTCTTTAAAAACAGGTAAATACGCTTTTGATAAAGGTATTAGATGGTTTGCAGGTCAATGTATGGGCAGAGAGCCTATTGGAGACGCAGATCTGATCTTATCAGGACATTTTCATCATTATTTTTGTATATCTAATCGTGGTAGATGGTTTATGCAAGCTCCATCGGTTGATGGTGGATCCGAGTGGTTTAAAGATATATCTGGTGACTGGTCTCCACCAGCACAGGTAGGTTTTACTGTATCATCAGAAAATAAGATGTATTTTTGGGATGATCTAAAATTCTTTCCATATAATTGTTAAATACCTGAAACAAGTTTTAGCTCCTCTAAAATAGTCTTGATATGATTTTAGAAGTCCTAAGAATAAGTTCACAAGAAGATTCAACAAGTGGTATCTTATTTGATATTACAGACAATAAACGAAAGTTTCTTTGCTATACCATTGAAGATGAATATAGATCAAAAAAAGTAAAACACGAAACTAGAATCCCTGCTGGCGTGTATAAATTAACACTTCGCACAGAGGGAGGGTTTCATTCAAGGTACAAAAAAAAGTATGGTGACTGGCATCGTGGAATGATTTATGTAAATAATGTACCAAATTTCGAGTGGATTTTATGGCATACTGGAAATTCTGACGAGTCAACTAGTGGCTGTCTCATTTTTGGCCAAAATCAAGAAAGTAACCTAATAAAACCTGATGGGTGGGTAGGATCAAGCGTTTCGGCATATAAATTTGTATATCCAAAAATAAGAGATGCAATACTTTCTGGTGAAGAAGTTATAGTCAAGTATGTAGATTTTGATGATTGTGGTGACAATGAGTTTATTTCCGTATCTGGCAGAGAGCCAGTATATTCTAAGGGTCCAGCAGAAGTTGTTTCCGACATCGGAAAAAAAGAAACAGAAATCTATGACTTTTCTAAAGATTTTCCTGAGTGGCCAAATATACATTTTAAAGTTCAAGTTCCAATGATGAAATCAGATGAGTTAAAAGAGTGGCAAAAAGCCGCAGGATTAACTGCTGATGGATGGTTTGGAAATGGATCTAGATTGAAAGTTATGGAACTCCAAAAAGAATTTGGACTAACCCAAGATGGTGTCTTAGGACCTGAAACTTGGAAAATAACTTTCGCTAAACAGTAGGAGAATATATGAATTGGGAACTAACAGACGCTTTTAAAGTGTCTTTGATAAGGGCGTTAAGAACTGGCATGCAAGCAGGAGTTGGAGTAATAGTTGCTGCACAATCAGGCTGGCTAGAAATGTCTGTATTAGAGGGTGCTTTGGTAGCTGCTGGTGCAGCGTTTTTCTCAGCTTTACAAAATGTAGTTGAAGAATCGCCTTTTAAATTTATGTCAAACTTTCCGAAAGGTTAGAATTTGATCCTCAAAAAGAGGATCAGGTGCGCAAAGACTTTGGGGGCAAAAGCCCCCTTTGTCATGGTAAAGGATAATTATGTATTATTATAAAGTAGAAGTTTTAAGAATAGTAGATGGGGACACTGTAGATGTCAGAATTGATTTGGGTTTTAATGTGTGGCATAAATGCCGTGTACGACTCATGGGTATTAATGCTCCTGAATCACGAACAAGAGATCTCGAAGAGAAAGCAAGAGGGCTTGCTGCAAAACAGTGGCTTATTGATAGATTAGAATTTAAAGATGTAGAAATGAAATCTTATGGAACAGGAAAATATGGTCGAATATTGGGTGAGCTTTTTATTGACGATGTAAATATAAATCAAGAAATGGTCGAAAAAGGACACGCTGTAAAATATGATGGTAAGAAGAGGTAGGAAGTGATGAGAGAGTGCTTCGCAAATTCAATACCTTAGCTCGTTTATTGATTGTAGGATTATTAATATATCCTATGCCTATTGCTGTAGCTAATCATGTTCCTACACAAGCACCTTATGGTACAAATGCTAGTAATGATGCTAACGCAGGAACTTTTACTATTGGTATATTAGGTTCAGATGGATTTGAAGATAGTCCACCAGAAAGCTATACAATATTTTTTAGTCAATCTAATGGTGTAACTGAAACAAATAGTTTTTGTGTAACTACTTCTTTTGGACATTCTGCAAACACTTGGCAGTATCACACATTTAGTCTCGACAACTTAAAGTATTATTTTAATGATCCAGCAGGAACAAATATTTATTATAGGGTTAGATCTAACAACATAACTGCCTACAGTTTTTCTACATTAACAGACCAAAATACTTGGAATTTATATGCAGGAGCACCATTTGATTATAACCAAACAGATTGGTCTGCACCTACAGGAGATAATGCTTGTGATGATCCAAAGATACTTGATGGTATAGGAGATCTAAGTAACTTAACTACTTCAGCTAATTTACACGATGGAAGTATAACTATTGATTGGGATGCAGCACCAGACAGATATGAATATAGTGCA